TTTTAGCATGGCCCTTTACAACTACATCAACTAGAGCAACGCTTGAAGTAGATCATATAAAAGAATTAAATAAACATCCTGAACTCGCACTTGAATTAAGCAATCTAAGGACTTTATGCCACGATTGTCACAATAAAAGACATAACAGAAGTAAAAATAGAAAATTTGATGATGAAATTTTTGAGTTTTAGAAATATTATACCCCCCGTCTGAAAAAAACGCATGTTTTTCTAAAATCACGGAAGACCGGTTGGGGTTTTCTGACCAAAAATGACCCAGTTTTTTGTATAGGGGAGGGGTAATGGGAGCGAAAAGTAATTTAGAACAAGAACTTTTAGGAATAATTAATGAAAAATCATTTGCTGAACGTGAGAAAGTTGAACGTTATTGGAGCTTGGTGAAAATATCGAAAGAGCTTGATAAATCTATCTCAAGAGATGGTGCGATGATTGTTGTTAGAAATGGAAATCAAGAATTTTTAAAAACAAATCCAGCAATTTCTGAAAAGGTAAAAGTTAATGCAGCATTAATAAAATTAGACGAGTTTTTCCAAGCCAAAAGAGAAGAAAAAGGTAAAAATTTGGACTTTAATGAGGATGATTTGTATGATGATTAATTATGTTACAGACTACATAGAATCTTACCATGCTCAAAGAGTCAAATTTAATGTTGAAAGAGAACAACTTGTAGAATATATCAAAAGAGAAATAGAACCAAGAATAGAAACTGGTGAAATCTACTTTGATGAGGTACAAATTAACAAGTGTATCAAATACATTGATACATTTTATTTTAAGCTTGAAGACTTCCAAAAATTTATTATTAGCTTTATTTTTCTTTTTTGGAGTGAAGGCAATGATATTGTTTTTGAACAATTTCTTATTATGATGGGACGTGGAGGGGGTAAAAATGGACTAATTTCTGGAGTGACAAACTATCTCCAAACTCCAATGCATGGTATTCCAAAGTACCACATCTCTCTTGTAGCTAATAGTGAAGATCAAGCAAAGATGAGTTTCGAGGAAATTTATGACACGATTGAAATCAATGCTAAACTGCAAAAAATGTTTAGGTGGGGCAAAAAAGAGATAAAAAATAGGGCGACTCAATCTATTTTGCGCTATAAAACAAGTAATGGTAATACCAAAGACGGTTTACGAGACGGGGCGGTTGTATTTGATGAAATACATCAATACGAAGATCATAAAGTAACAGATGTTTATGTTTCAGGACTTGGTAAAGTAGCAAATCCTCGTGAGTTTTATATAGGTACAGATGGATTTGTACGAGATGGTTTTATTGATGAAATGAAAGAACTTGCTCATAAAGTCCTAGTGGGAGAAGCTGACTTTGATGAGTTATTCCCTTTTATCTGCAAGTTAAATAATGAATCAGAAGTAAATGACCCTTCTAATTGGGAAATGGCAAATCCTATGTTCAGTCTACCTATGAGTGACTATGCAAAACGCTTATTTAGGAAAGTGTCAAAACAATTTAAAAAACTTGAAGTTAATCCAAGTGGTCGGGATGAATTTATGACAAAACGCATGAATTATCCTGTTGTAGATATTGAACGTAGTGTTGCTACCTATGAAGAGCTTAAAGCTACTAAGGTAGAATTCCCTGTCTTAAAAAATTTACCCGCTATAGGTGGATTTGACTTTGCCTCAATCCGTGACTTTATTGCAGTTGGTGCACTATTTAAAATCGATGATAAATATATTTTTAAAAGTCATTCCTTTGTGCGTAAGGAATTTGTTGATAGGATATACAGCTATTCTAAGCCAAATGAAAATGTAAACGGTAAGCGTAGATTTGCTCCTATACGAAAGTGGGAAGAAGAAGGACTATTGACAGTATTAGATGAACCTTCTATGAATCCACAGCACGTTGTAGATTGGTTTGTAAGAATGAGAGACGAAGAAGGGTATGATTTTCAAACAATTTGTGGTGATGGATATAAAATGGATGTGTTAAAACCTTTATTTGAAGCAGCAGGCTTTGAAGTGTCTTGGAACGGGAAATTTAGTCAGCCTCCAGGTTATCGTGTAGAAGTTATTCGGAATTTTAGAGCAATTGATGCAAGGTTATCTTCTAGAATTGAAGATGCATTTGCAAATAAGAAAATTGTATTTGGGGATAATGATATGATGCGTTGGTACACCCAAAACGTGCTCAGAAGGCTCAAAACAGATGGCAACATAGAATATGTCAAGAAGGAAGAGACACGGCGTAAAACGGACGGATTTAAGGCTTTTGAAGCGGCAATGTTTAAGGTAGATGAATTAGAAAATAATGACTCTGGTAATTTTATTGATGATATAGCTGATTGGTGGTATTAATAAATATCAGTAAAAAATGCCCATTTTGAGGGCTTTTTTTTATTTATACTAAAGAAAATAGAGAAAGGAGTGAAGTATGAAACTGTTTGGAAAAACAAAAGCAGTCGCAAATGTTGAAGCTATTGAAATTGCACAAAATATAAATTCGTTATCGGCAAAAAATCTAGCATTAGATATTGTAGTTAGTTATGTTGCTAATATCTTTTCGAAAACGAAGTTCAAATTTAACGGCGATGATGCAGTAAATAGGTTGTACTATTTCAATAGATCTCCTAATGTTAATCAATCTGCTCAAGAGTTTTGGAAAACAGTTGCTTACGAACTTATTTCTAAAGGAGAGGCTTTAGTACTCCCGTTAAATAAACAGTTTTTCTTAGTAGACAGCTTTTATCGAGAAGAAAAAATAACCGGAGATATTTTTAAAAACATTACTATATCAGAGTGGATGAGTACGACTGAATACAAACGGGAAGATGTTTTTTATTTTAGATATAAGAATAAATCTTTAGAAAGTTTTACATCAAGTCTTTGGGATGAATATGAAAATATACTTGGGAAGCTTGTTACTGATCAGAAGAAAGCAAATCAAGTACGTGCTACTTTTGAAATGCCTAATAAAAATGAAATCGAAGACAAGGAATTTCAAGAAAAAACAAAAAAATTTGTAGGCAAAATAATTGAACAAATTCGAAAAAATCCTGTAGTTATTATTCCAACATCTCAAGCTGCTAAATATGACGAGCAGGGGACGGGGGGCTCTACAAAAAATAGTAACTCTTCCTATGTGACAGATATCGAAAAAATGAAAGATATGTTTATTAACGATATATCAGATTTAATCGGTGTACCTCGGGATCTTATATTTGGTGGTAAGGCAGATAATGAGAAAAATTATAACTTATTTGTTGAAACCGTTATTGAACATATACAGGGTATTGTAGTTTCTGAATTGAATCATTCACTTTCTCCAGTGGAGTTTAAGAACGGACTCGAATACAGTGCAAAAAGTGTCCGATATAGAGATATATTTAGTCTTTCTACAAATATTGACAAGTTAGTTTCTAGTGCAACATTTAATAGAGATGAAGTACGGGAAGAGTTAGGATATGGTTCGATACCAGGAGGCAGTGAGTTCCTTGTTACTAAAAACTATACGAAATATGGAGAAGAGGAGAAAAAATAATAATGCAAAAGCTAATAATGAATGGCCCAATTGTGGATGATTCGGAAGTCTGGTTTTATGATTACTTTGGAGATCCTTGTATCTCCCCCAAAAATGTTCTTGAGTTTTTAAATAAATCTGGCAATCAAGACATAACTTTGACAATCAACTCAAGAGGAGGGGATGTCCTAGCAGGTAGTGAAATTTTTACTGCTATTAAAGATTATCAAGGAAATGTTGAAGTAATTATTGCAGGGATAGCAGGAAGCATGGCTTCCGTTGTGGCAATGGCTGGGGATGTTGTCAAGATTAGTCCATTAGGAAAATTCATGATTCACAATGCTTCTATGGGGAACTTTGGAGATTATCGAGATATGGGCAAGGCTTCGGAATTATTGTTTGATACTTCAGAAAGTCTTGCCAATGTGTATGCAGCAAAAACAGGGAAAACCGTATCAGAAATTCTTGAAGCCATGGATAATGAAACATGGTTCACAGCAGAGAAAGCAGTAGAATTCGGTCTTGCGGATGAAGTATTATTCTCAGAAAAACAAGACATCACTTTAATTGCCTCAGCCGGAGATATGGTAGATAAAAACAAAATTGCTGAATTTAAAGCATTCCTTGCTGAAAAGGAACTCAATAAAGAAAAAAAACAGTCTAAAACAGATCTAAGTGCAGAAGATATTTCAGATATTGTAAGTAAAATAGTTGATCAAAAATTGTCAGAAAAGACACAAAAATCCGAAGCAAAAGCAGTAAAGGCTGCTGGTCTATCAAAATATATTCACTAGGAGGAAATTATGAGTATTACATTTAGCTCAATCACAAACGACTTGCCAAAATACCAAGGGGCATTGAAAAAATTTACTGATTCTGTACATGAAAATGCAGATGAGAGCGTTCAAAACCAACTTTACAATGAGGCTATGGAAATGCTTGGAACTGAACTATCAGAAACAATTGGCGCTCAAAGCAAAGCAGAATTGGAGCGTATGTTTGATAACATGTCTGCAAATAAAGGCATGACAGCATCAGAAATCAAGTTCTTCAACAGCATTAAAGAAGATGTAGGAACCAAAGATGAAAAACTTCTTCCAGAAGAAACAGTAAATCAAGTATTTGATGATCTCAAAACAAATCATCCGCTCCTCTCAATTATCAACTTTAAAAATGCAGGGATGCGTATTAAAGCTCTGATTGCAGAAACTGAAGGAGTAGCTGTTTGGGGCGAAATTTATGGTGAAATTAAAGGGCAATTAGATGCAGCCTTTAAAGAAAATGATTTCAAACAAAATAAACTTACAGCGTTTGTTGTAGTTCCAAAAGATGCTCTTGATTTTGGTGCAAAATGGTTGAAGCAATTCATTATGGCACAAATCGAAGAATCTTTTGCAGTTGCTTTAGAACTTGCTATTGTCACAGGTAATGGGAAAAACCAGCCTGTAGGATTAATGAAGGACTTAGACAAAGGAGCAGTAGACAATGGTCTCCCAGTCTATGATACAGATAAAACAGCAGTAGCGGACTTATCAGATGTTACTCCAGAAACAGCTCCAAAAATCCTAGCTCCAGTAATGCAAGTTCTCTCTACAAAGCAAAAGGACGGAAAAGCATTAAATATCGCTGGGCAAGTTACAATGCTTATTAATCCTCAAGATTACTATCAACTTGAAGCTAATTTTACAACACTTAATGCAAATGGTCTTTACATCTTCAATCTTCCTTTCGGAATTAAGATTGAACAATCCGTTGCTGTTAAAGCAGGAACAGCAGTTATCTTCGTAGCAAACCGTTATGATGCATATGTGGGTGGTGGAACATCTATCAAAGAATATGATCAAACATTTGCTTTGGAAGACTTGCAGCTCTATACAGCTAAAGCATACTACTATGGTAAAGCTAAAGATAATAATGTTGCAGTAGTTGTAACAGTAGCTTCTGATACAACTACTACAACTAAAGCACCTACAACGACAACTACTACAACTCAACAGTAGCAAGAAAGGAATAGTTGATGAGTGAAGCAGCAGAAAAATGGTCGACCGATAATTTAGAATCATTTAAACATCGAATGCGAATTTCAACTACTGATAAAAATGAGATTGAAAATTTAAAATCAATGCTTGCAGCTTCTTATATTTCTATTCTTCGTCTAGTAGGTGTTGACGATGCTTCTGATTTAGAGGTAAAAGAACTAATCTTTGAAAGAGCACGTTATGTATATAATGATGCTCTTGATGAGTTTGAAGGTAATTATCAAAAAAATATATATTATCTTTGGCTCGCTCACAAATCCGATGAGGAGGATGAGGCTAGTGATAAAATCTCAGAAAGCTAGACAAAATATAGTAAAAACTCATAACGGAACTCTAAATACTCTTATTAAATTCTATAAAACCACAACTGATGACAGTATTGATGGTAGGGATATTATCTATGAGAAGCTGTTTGAAGCATATGCTGAAGTTTATAGTCCAAGTAGCAAAGATATTTCTATTATGAATGGTAAGGGCGTTAAAAAAGGTATGACAGTCCGCTTAAGGGATCCATTGACTTCTTATTATCCTGATAATAAAGAAGTAGTTCTGATTAGCGATGAACGATTCAGTGATATGGCTTGGGATATTGTTGATATACGACCTGATGTTATTGATCGTAGATTTATTATTATTTTACTATCAGGAGATAACGGAGTGAAATTATGCCAGCAGAAATGAATCTTATAGGTTTTGATGAAGTAATTGCGAATCTTGAAAGAAAACTTAGTCCTGCTCGTGTTCAGCGTGTTGTAAATAAATCTTTACGGAATACAGCGGATGTGGCTGTTAATGAGCTTAAAAGTGTACAGGGGGCTGGGGAAACCGCTTCTGGGGTTACTCATGGTAATGTAAGTCGTGCGACTGGAGTTCCAATTATAAAAATTGGTAATAAAGGTAAGCACTGGAGGCTAGTACACTTAAATGAGTTTGGCTACACTAGGAATGGAAAAACATTCAGTGGGGCGAGACAGGGGGCTTTGCGAAGATTTGCCCAGTCTCAAGAGCAAAAGTTTCCTGAGATTGTTCGTAAAGAATTAGAGGAACTCACAAAATGAAAGATATGCTTGATGAGATTAGTAGCTCTTTAAAAAAAGATGACCATCTCAAAAATATTTGTATTAAAAGTTTTGAAAGACCGGAGTCTTTAGAAAAAGGTGAATCCAGTATAGTTATTATTCCCCTGGGACCTCCACAACAAATTGCAAAAGGGAGTAATAAGTCACTTTCAAAACATTTTATCTATCAGATTAATGTTGAAGCTGCCCAACGTATGGAGGCTAAAAATATCCAACGAAAAGTAGAACTTATTCTTCAATCTATAGGTTTTTACCAAGCTGAAGGAGGATTAGAAGAATATTTCAAAGAAACAACTCGCTATGTAGATACTCGTGTTTACGAGGGAAATAGCATGTTGTATGAAGATTTTTAAAAAGGAGAAAAAAATATGGTAGCAATTGTAGGTTTTGAGAAAACAACTATTCGAATTATTGATGGTGCAACTCCAAAATTGGGTGAAAACCTATTTATCATTAATGGTAAAAAAGATGAGGGGGCTATGTCATCTGTTAAGATATCAGGTCTTGCGGTTGATCCTGTATCTACTTGGGGGTCTAATAAGCCTTATTACATTTCTGGAAAAGGAGTTGGTGATGCTAAAGCTGACTTTGATGTTATTGATTTCCCAGAAGATATTCAAAACGCTGTATTAGGTCTAAAGCCAGATAGTCACGGGTTAATCACAGCATCATCAAACACAGAGGCTCCAGATGTTGCTGTTTTGATCGAGGACACAACAATTCGTGGTGAACGCTTTATGCTCGGATTCATGACGGGCAAATTCTCATTTGACGGTATAGAAATGAATACCGCTCAAGGGAAAGCCAAAGAACTTGATCCAGATACAATTTCATACACAATCGGTGCAGATGATAACTCTGATTATTATAAAAAATATATTGGTAAAGAGCAGGAAAAAATGGCAGCCATGCTTGAAGTTTTAGGAATGAATGATCCAACAACGACTACAACAAGTACGACGACATCTACAACCAAAGCGCCTACGACTACAACAACCACACAGGCAACAACCACTACTACAACTGAAGCATAATAATGAAAGGATAGAGCGATGAAATTTTTATTTGCTCAACCAGCAAAAAAGCGTTTCTCTTGGGAGTTGAAAACAGCAATCAAAAGTTTAGTGGATCTAGGAGTCAAAGCAGAAGATATTGTTCTTCTTTTTGCTCAAGAAGATGACACAGTAATTGATGAATTTCAAGCTTACGATGTTCATGTTTATTTAGATGAGCGGTACGATAAATCATACATTCCAAGTATTAAGCCATTTTTATGGTGGAAATATCTTGAAGAAGATATTGAACGTGAAAATGAGACTTACGTTTATCTGGATTCAGATACTGTTGTATTAGATCTTTCAGCTTTTAATCTTCGACCAACAAAAAGCCGTTGGTATTGCTCAGATACAGTAGGTTACTTAGGATATAGATATATTCAAAGTGTAACTCATGCAGAAGAAGTCTTTGAAACTATGACTGATGCAATAAAAGTCCCTATTGATTGGATTAAAAGTATTGATAGACAATCAGGAGGCGCTCAGTGGGTAATTAAAAGTCCCAAAGCGGGCTACTGGCATGATGTTTATGTTAATTCAATTGTTTTATATAAGGCGATTGAGCCACTCGATACATCATTACAAAAATGGACTGCAGAAATGTGGGCCCAATTATGGACAATGTACCACTATGGTATTGACCCAAAAGTAAGTGATAAGCTAGACTTTGCTTGGTCGACAGACACTGCTCTTGAAGATAAAAAAATTATCCATAATGCAGGGGTAACAGAGGGTATGGGATTATTTTTTAAGGGAAAATATGAGGAAGTTCCTCCCCTAAAAGACCTAGATCAAAGCTCAGGGAAAGTATCGGATATTTACGTAAATTTCGTAAAAAAAGCAAATTATAGCGAGGAAAAATAGCATGACAAAGCTTAAAATCAGCCTACACACCAAGCCTGGTGTAACTTTCGAAGAAGAACACGTAAGCGGTCAAAAATATCTGGATTTTTGGACAATGAAAGCAGATCTTGAAGAAAACCAGGATAAATATTCAGTAGTGGATATTATTGAAAAACGCCTTGAATTTACTGCAGGTTTATTTAGTAGTGATGAAATTACTCCAGAATCAATCTTAGCTGGTACAAATCCATGGGACTTGATGCCACTTTTAAATAGTATTGAAAATATTATTATTGGGGCAGATGATAACGATTCAAAAAAGGAACAATAACTGCTAAAGAAGCGAAAAAGAATTTCTTAGAACTTGTTCGGCAGTTAGTTACAAGTGACACAGGATTTACGCTCTCAGATATCTTAGATAATGATTTCGGTTCGGTGCTAGACATTATTCAAGATAAAAAAGAAGAAGTGAAAAGAATGTCGCTTGAGGATTTTATGAATACACTATAAAAACTTTACTCAGGTAAGGTTTTTCTTTTATTTATTCCATTAAAATGATATATTAAATCTATCAATTAGTAGAAGTGGATGGTGAATTTTTTGGATTTAAAAGCATTTATGTGTAACAAATGCGGTAGTTCTGAGTTAGAGAAAATATCTGAGCGAGAGTGGCAATGTTTATATTGTCGTACTAGATATTATCAAGAAAATTCACCACAAAAACAAGAAAAAATAGAGTATGATGATGGTGTGCTAGATAATATAACACCAGATATAAAAGAAACATATCCATTAACGCATGAAGAATATAATCCGTGGGATGATTCTTCACAACATCTTAAAGGTAAGCTTGCATTGGTTTTGTTTGTTATCTTTATTTGGATAGTTGTTATCTTTTTATTTATATTTTAAGCACTGTTAGAAACGCCCCATTTTATGGGCGTTTTTTTGTTTATTCTAGAATTAAGAAAAAAATCTAGGAGAGTACTTATGTCAGATACACCTTTAGGGAGAATGATTGTTGAACTTGGAATTACTGACACAAAATTTACTCAAGGTGTAGGAGGAGTAAAAGCTGAGTTAAAATCACTACAAAATGACTTTAAAGCCTCTCAAACAGCTTTTAAAAATTTTGGTGGACAAATTGACGGTGTCGGTCATCCAATGACTAAGCTCAACACGCTGATTGATAAGCAGAAACAGTATGTTTCTCAATTGGCAAACCAATACAAAGGTTCTCTAAATAAAGAAACTGGTGAAGCAACTCGTGCGACAGATGGCTATGCTCGACAATTATCAGCAGCTAAGAGTCAACTTGTACAGTATTACGCTCAACAGAAACAACTTGCAAACCAAATAAAAATTGGTGCTCAGGAGCAGTATAAACAAAACAGTATCATGCCTAAAATTGCTAACGGGTTTGATACAGCAAGTAAAAAAATAGATGCTTTTGGAAATAAAATGATGCCAGCCAGTGTTGCTTTAACTGGTGTCTTTTATAAAGGCGTTCAGTCCGCAGCAGAATTCAATGGGAAAATGACTGAAATTCAAGCACTCTTAGCAGATGATACTTCTCCAAAGCAACTGGGTAAGAACATGGATATCCTTGCAAGTAAATCCAAAGAATGGGCAAGGCAATACGGTGTGGATACGTCTTCTATCAATGAAGGTATGGAAGAGATGATTAAAAAAGGGTATAACTTCAATCAAACTCTTGGAGCTATGCCCTCTGTTTTAGATGCTTCAAAGGCTTCTGGAGAAGACTTTAATACAGTTATGTCATCCTCAACATCCATTCTTGAACAGTTTGGTTTAGTTTCAAAAGATACGGCAACTATGAATAAAAATACCCAGCGTGTAACGGACAGTTTGGCTTTTGTAGCAAATAAAACTGCAGCAGGCTTCTCTGATATGGGTAATGCTATGGAATATGCAGGTCCAGTATCTCATGCTCTTGGTATAAGTTTAGAAGAAACGTCAGCAGCGATTGGTTTAATGTCAAATAATGGTATTGAGGGTGAAAAAGCAGGGACAGCCCTACGCGGAGCACTTTCTCGCTTAATGAAACCAAGTGATACTGCGGCTGATGCAATGGCTAAACTAGGAATTAATCTCGATGCATTTAGAAAAGGTCAACTTGGTTTACCTGATATTTTGGATAATATAAAAGAGAGTACTCAGGGCATGACTAAAGCTCAAAAAGCTTCACTTTTATCCATTGCATTCGGAACCGAAGCTCAAACAGGTATGAATATTCTTGTTTCTCAAGGTGGTGATGCACTTCGTAATTTAACTAAAGAAACTCAGAATGCAACCGGCTATACGAAGAAATTAGCTGATCAAATGAATAATTCTGATAAAAATGAATTCGCTAAAGCTAAAGCAACAATTGAAACTCTGTCTATTGATTTAGGTGAAAAACTCCTTCCATCTATAGTTCCAATTGTTAAAGAAGCAAGTAATTTAGCTGATGGTTTTTCAAAACTTGACCCAAAAACGCAACAATTATTGATTAATATGGGGTTGATTGCAGCTGCATCTTATCCAGCTTCAAAAGCTTTAAGTGGAGTTACAAGTATTGTTGGAATTTTACCTAAACAAATGGCGAAGTGGGGAGCAGTTGGAGCAGGGAAACTTGCTTTAAAAGGACTTGAAACAGGAGCAGTCGGAGCTTCAAGTTCACTAGGAGGTCTTGCTCCAGTTATTGCTGGTATGGGCCCAGTTGCAATAGCAGCAACTGCTGCATTAGGCGCTGCAGGATTAGGATTTGCGATTTTTGAACTTACCAAAGGAATACGTGAACAAGAAAAAGAAGTAAGCAAATGGGGAACTGTAGTAGGAAGTGAAACAAGCGGAAAACTTGATACATTGAATACTAAATTCACGAACGTAACTTCTGCAGCAAGGAATTTTGATATTCAAGGAACGCCTGCAATAGGCAATGTTAAGCAAGCAATTGCAGATTTAGGTAAAGCTGCGAGTGATTCAATAACAGATACAGAAAAAGCACTGGAAAAAGGAGCTAAAGCAGCTGGTTTAACAGATAAGCAAGTTAAAGAGGCGAAAACAGGATTAGAGCAGCAAAAAACAAATGTTAAAACAATTACTGATCAAATTACTAGTATTTATCAAAATGCCTCAAATGCTAAACGTGGCATTACAAATGAAGAACGTGCAATTGTTGAAAGTAATCAACAAAAGCTTCTTGAGACCACGATAAGAAACTATGGTATCAGTGGTGATAAAGCAAAAGATGTGATGAAAGTTTTTTCCGGTGATATATCCAGTATGAATTTAGATGCTTTAAGTCAAGCTAGTTCAAATGTTAAAAAAATGATGGATGGAGAGGTAAAAACTTATAAATCTGGTTTAGCAGCTTTAAATGCTGCTAAAGAAGCAGGAAAATTGAGTGATAGCGACTATAACAAAAAACGAGAAGCACTGGAAGCTCAGCATAATGATGTGATGAAACAATATGGCGAAGACTATTATAATGCACAAAACACCCTATTCCAAAAGACAAAAGGACTCCATGATACAAACGGATATGAAGCGATTAAATTTACCGAGAAGATGAAAAAAACTTTTAAAAGTTATGGATTAGACTATCAAAAAGTAATGGATAACGTTGGTAAATCTGGTAAAAAGGGTGCTAAAGAGTTTGGGGATACAAGCCATCTGATTGCCCAATATACTTCAAATATGTCAAAAGATGCAAAAAAAGCAGATGATTCATGGAATGCCATCGTCTTAGATCCTAAAACAGGGAAAATCAAGACCAATGCTCAACAGGTTATACAAGATTCTATTAAAACACCACAAGGTTGGGCTCAAATGAAGTTTATTGCTAAGAATGCAAATTTAACTACTAATGCTCGAGAAACTATGGCTAAAGCTTTAGTTGCTAATGGTCAATGGGAAAGTCTGAAACCATCAGAGAAGAAGCTTATTCTTGGAAATGACAAGGTTCTTAATGCTGTATATTCAAGTAAAGAAAGTATTCAGGCATGGAACAATCTACCAGCGAAATCTAAAGAATTATGGGCAAAAGACCAAACTAAAGCTGGAAAAGATGCAGCTCAAAATACAATGAATACTCTTCATGATGTTGAAAGACTGTTAAAATCTAAAAATCTTACCAAAGAGCAAAAAGACCAAGCTCAGAAAACCATGGATAGTCTAAAGAGTGTTCAAAGAACATTAAACTCTAAAAATGCTACCTTACCTCAAAAAATTGCAGCTCAAAACACACTTAATAGCTTGCAAGGTGTAACCCGGAACCTCACTGCTGCAAATAAAACACAATCTGGTAAAAATTCAGCTCAAGCCACAATTGATAGCACAAGAGGTAAGAGTGCTTCAATTACTGCAAGTAATAACGCTTCAAGTGGGGTAAGTAGTGCTCAAGCTACGTTAGACCAAATTCCAGATAGAAAAACTACAGTTTGGGATTTCATCGCAAATATTCCTAATAGTATCAGGAAAATATTACATCTTCAGTCAGGAACTCCATATCATCAAGGAGGACTGGCGGTTGTAAATGACCAGAAAGGTCCCACATACAAAGAGTTAATTAAACTCCCTAATGGCACAAGTTTTATTCCTCAAGGTCGAGATGTGATGCTTCCTCTTCCAAAAGGTTCTCAAGTTCTAAAAGCGAGAGAAACTGCCAAACTAATACCCAAATATGCAAATGGCACTGGTGGCATTCCCCAAAATGCAAAAATATTTCGAGAGATGAATGCTGTTCAAGGTAAACTAGGCGGTGTTTCAAAAACATCCGAAAACTCAGAACTTGTAAAGGTGATGAAAGAAGTACTTACTGCATTAAAAAGTAATAATTATACTCAAAATTATGATCCCAAAATAGAAGTTACTCTTAATGTAGAGGAATCTTCATTAAGTAAGCGTAAAGTGTATGAAGATTTATCACAACACTTGGGTAAAGCTATGCAGAGAGAAATGAAAAGGAAATTTGAACGATGAATTTTACAAACTATCCATATTTTCAATTTAACGGACGAAAATCAAATGAAATGAATATGTTGATTTTAGATGACATGGAATTTGTCATTCCAGAAGCTGCTTTTGACTTTCAAAGTGTAGATGGTCGAAGTTCAGATATTATTTTTGACAAAAATAAACTTAATGATATCGAAAAGTCTTTTCCCGTGCGAATATATAAATCAAAAAAAGAAAGAATTCCTAAACAGCTTAGAGATATCGCTTCATGGCTACATCAACCTAAAAATTATACTTCGTTAATCTTTAGCGGATATGGTGATTATTATTACAAAGCGCTCTATTACACCAGTGTGAAAGCTCCAGATGTAGATCGTAGATGGCTTGATGTGTCATTGGTATTTAAATGTCAACCATTTATGTTTCGCCTAGATGGTAAAGATGTGCGGGAAGTAGAAAGTGGAACAGCTCTTACAAACCCAGAGCCTTTTGAAAGTCTACCATTGATTACTTTTAACAAAACAACAGCAACGGCTGACAGCACACTTTATATTAATGGTGAACAATACACCATTGCAAAAGAAGCTGGAACAGGAATAATCACTATAGATAGTGAAAGTGGAGTTGCTTATACAGAGGGTGGTGTAAATGTTTCAAAATATTGTCTCATTAACGGTGCTGGCTATCACCCTATTACGCTCCAACCTGGGCGAAATGAAATATCTTATAACAATATGAATCAATTCAAAATAAAACCAAGGTGGAGGAATTTAGCGCTATGAGCATTATGATTTTACATGATAAGACAAATAATAACTGGAACTCCCAAGGGATAGGTCCACTTCATGATGCTCTAGACCCTATTGTGACAAGGGGAAGAAATGGTGCTTATGATTTATCATTTACATATCCGGTTCATGGTGTACTATTTAAGGAACTTGTGGTAGGCCGTTGGATTGTCGCCGATGCTGGCCCGAGTCAAACCGCAAAAGCGCAAAGATTTGAAATTACAGAAATCACAAGGCCATTAGATGGTAAGGTTGAAGTTTATTGCGAGCATTATAGTTTTAAGCTGTTGCGTTCAATAGTAAAAATAGGTTCAAAGTTTGAAAATATCACCGCACAAGCTGCTTTAAACCAACTCAAGGATAGAATGGAGCCAAAAGGAGATTTTACTTTCTATAGTGATGTTGCTACGAAGTCTTCTATTGACTTTACTGACCCAGCTAAATTTAAGAATGTTCAAGAAGTGTTAGGCGGGGTTCAAGGATCAATACTTGATAATTTTGGGGGCGAGTATCTTTTCAATAATAACGAAGTTCGACTCTTGGCCAAAGCTGGGGTTGAAAGAAATGTCATCATTGCATATGGTAAAAATTTAACAGATATATCCCAAGAAGAGAGTATCGAAAACACTTTTACTTCAGTATATGGTTGGGCAAAGCTGGACGGGGAGGATGGGCAAATTATTACCTTGCCTGAAATATACCTTGATAGTGAGTATGTCAGCAACTACACTCAACGACGTATTCAAATGGTCGATTTCTCCGATAAGAAGCCTGAGAGTGTTAGTGCTCTAAGAGATATGGTTAAAAGCTATATCAAAACTAATAAGGTGGGTATTCCAAAGGTCAATATAAAAACGAGTTATGTTGATTTAGCCAGTTCAGTTATGGATGAACAACTCAAAAATTTAGAAGAACTAGATCTATGTGACTGGGTGACAGTTCTCTTTAATGAGCTGAATATTAATACAAGCGCTCAAATTATTAAAACGGTTTGGAATGTTGCTCTTGATAAGTTTGACAGTTTGGAACTTGGGGAAGCTTCAACAAATATGTCAAAGGTTATCAGTGATAATCAACCCGATACCACTCAAATTATCGATAAGATAGGCTGGCTAGAAGATGCTCAGAAAGAAGCATCAGACATTCTTAATAATCCAGGTAAAGGGCATGTGGTCGTTTATCCAAGTCTATCTGATCCACAACAGATTCTTATTATGGATACTGAAGATATAAACACCGCTCAGAATGTGTGGAAATGGAACTCTGCAGGGCTTGGTTTTAGTTCTACAGGTTACTACGGGGCATATGGGCTAGCCATGACTAATAATGGGGCTATCGTAGCAGATAGAATGACAGCCGGCACTCTACGAGCCATTGATATTATAGGTGCGTCAATATCTGCAAGTGATATTACGGGGGCAAATATCTTTGGTGGGTTAATCAAAGGGGCTCAATTTGTTCAATCAGATAACAGTGGAACCGCGGTCTTAGGAATGAGATATGGTGCTTTGGGTTTCTTCAGTTCTGAGAGTGCGGCGATTGAAGGTAACAATAAATTTGCTAGTGTATTTGGTTCCTCTAGTAGTGGAGGAACTCTACTTATGCATGCTGGCGGGACATACTTTAGAATGTATGGGAACGGTGCTTCAAACTTTGGAGGCCCGCTTGAAATAATTGGAAAAATTACTGGTAATAAGGGTGCTGATCTTTATGGGCAACTAAATATGAATGGGCACTCCATTATCAATCAGTCAGATATTCGACTTAAAGAAAATATTACTGTTCCTACAATAAGTGGTATTACTGAAACGAAACGTATCCAAATGGCAGAATTTGAATATAGACAATTCTACGATAAGCAGGACCCAGAAAAGCAACGTCCAAAAGAAAGACAGTTTGGGGTTATTGCTCAGAGTACACCATTCTTAAGTAAGATACAAAATGAAAAAGAGAATCATTATTTAAGTGTTGATTTAAATAAACAAATTAATCTGAATACCTTAACCAATCAAGAACTGATTGAAAAAGTTGAATGTTTGGAAAATCGTTTAATTATCAAGCAAAAAGGAAACCGAAAATCTCATACTAGAAAGGGGAGAAGATGGCGTACAAAACATTAAATCTTGACTTAGCTAAGTCTCCAATACTGAAATCTATTGTTTATGGTCGTATTGGTGATAGCGATATGCAGACTGTGACGGTCAATATCACAAGCCGAGATACTCCAGTTGACTTAACAGGCTTTATAATCACCTTTGAAGGAATAACTAATGGTGAAAAGACGAAGGTATTCGATGTTGACGGAATCAGTAGCACAGACGAAGGTTTGAAAAAAGGAACGTTTGATTATACGTTTCCGAACATGGCATTTGCGGTCGGTGGTAGTTATGAAATTGCTTATTTCTCTATTGTAAAAGGGGACAAGCGAGATACGACAGGCGAGTTTGACATTATTGTTGGCAGTAATGCAGATATTGATGCGGCTCAGGCTGAAACAATCATTACGGAGTATAACAAACTTGTAAAAGAACTCCATGCGATTACTGATAAGTACATTTCAGATTCTGATGCAAAATTTGTAGACATGAACAAGAAAATCACTGATTTACAAACTAAAATTACCCAATATCAAAATACGGTTAAAAATACTGTAGATAGTGCAGTTTCCACTATTAATGCAACAAAAGATAGTGCAGTTGATATAGTAGGGGCAAGTGCCAATAGCGCAATTGATGCAGTAGATAAAGCATTAAAAGAATTTGAATCAGGCGACTTCTACTCTAAATCAGAAGCTAATTCAAAGTTTGTAGGTTATACAATTTTACAAGCAAATAGCGATTTGAATGATATTACCACAAATGGTTTTTATTCTAATCGTAAAGAAACCATTATTAATATTCCAGGTGACTCGACTGGAACATACTTTACTTTAACAGCAGAGTTCACATCTTCGGGGTTAAATGGTACTCAAATTTATAAAGAGTCAGTAACGAATAAGGTATGGATAAGGTCAAGAAATAACACAAATTGGTCTCAATGGTCACTTGTAGTAAATGATTCTGAAGTAGTTCATCTTACAGGAGATGAAACTATTGAGGGAAACAAAGATTTTACAGGAGAACTAAAAACTTCAGGTAATCCAATTTATGGTGTGACTACAAATAATGGATGGTATGAGGAAAAATTAGGGGATGGCTTTTACCGATGGACCCAAATATTCAAGGTCAGTGCTAATATAGCTGCAGCTTCTGGATCTCTTTATAATTCTGATACTTTAACTATACCAGCGGCACCAACAGATTCAGCAAACGTCTATAGGGCGATTACCATATTATCAGCACCTTGGCCTTGTTGGTCAAGTTATTTTGCGACAGCGGGAGGTTTCCGTTTGCTCTCTACAGTAGTTCGTGCTGCTGGTGAAGTTACACTTGAAGCAGTGTTATATGGTTCTAAAAATTAATGAAAGGGGAAATGAGAATTGGAAGAACAAGCGTGGCGAGAGGTTCTTGAACGACTTGCTAGAATTGAGACAAAGCTGGATAATTATGAATCAGTAAGAGACAAGGCAGAACAAGCCCTTCTGCTAGCTCTTGCGAATGCAGAGGCGATAAAAGAAATAAAGTCTAATAATAGATGGGCATGGGGTTATATGATTGGTCTAGGTATTGGAATAGTAGTCTATTTTTTAACAAAGGGAGGATAATATATGTTTACAAAAACATTTTGGAAAGATACTGCAGAACGTGCAGTAAAAACATTTGTACAGTCTTTTATTGCGGCAGCAGCTGCAGGAGCGACAGGAGTGCTTGATGTAGATTGGGTAAATGCTTTTAGTGTAGCAGGACTTGCTACACTTATTTCAATAGGAACTTCATTCGGAAGCGGCTATGTTGGAGATGATTCCGCAAGTGCTGTCAAATTAAAAAAGGAGGAATAATATGCATAATGTAACAGCAACCCTAGGCCCATTTGTTGGCAAGCAGGTTGGCTATTCTAGT